AGTATCACATCGCCACTCGCATTCTTTACCCAAAAATCAGGAAAATATCGATGTCGTTTACCATCAATTGGAGAAATATAAGGTATTATAATTTCTTCAGAAGACCACTGCACGACCTGTGGATCGTCGTCAAGTCTAGACATTAGTTTCAATTCCCATCTAGAACGATAAATGATGTTAGTGGGATTTCCTTTATACTTCTGTGGATTCTTTGGTTTAAATTTACCCTTGTAGGTGGCCATATTAACTCTCAAACTTGATATAAATAAAATATAAAAAATATTTATTAAAGGACTATTATGGCAGCACCAACAGCACCATCTATCGGCGGGGGTGGAACACAATTCCCTAGCGATTTAACTGATGGTTCAAAATCCTTTTATACTTCATTTTCTTTTTACGACTATAACAGAGGTGGATCCGGAGCTTCTCTGCAATTTGCCGGCGGCTCTTCGGTCATACTTCCAATGCCAGATAAAATAAATGATCATCCTACTGTAGACTGGCAGCAAGAAAATCTATGGGACGCCGCATCTACTCTATCTAGTGGTATTCTTTCTGGTTCGGTATCAGGCGCATTGGCTTCTGCAGAAGCTATAGCAAAAGCAGGAAATGTAGGATTAGGTTATATTGGTGGACAGACCATCAATCCATTTCTAGTCATGTTGTTTAAAGCTCCACAGTTTAAACACTTTTCTTTTACTTGGAATCTAGCTCCAAGAACGCAAGATGAAACTAGAGACTTACAGGATATACTACAGACTTTTAGAAAAAATATGATGCCTAGCGCAGGACAAAACCTTTTTGGTATTAACGCTACGCTAAAATATCCAAAAATAGTAGTGCCGCAGTTTCATCCTGATGATTATCTATTTCAGATGAAGCCTTGCGCTATAAATTCTGTTCAATACGACTATAACCCAGGTGGTAATCCATCTTTCTTTAAGAACACCGGCGGCCCAACTCAAGTAAGAATGACAGTCAATCTAACAGAAATCGAATACTGGTTACAAGAAGATTTAAGATAGGATAGTATATGTCAGAAAGATATTTTGATAAGTTTCCAATTATTACTTATGCAAATAATCAAGCAAGAGACATCACCGAGCGTGTAGTCTTTACTGACAATACTTTAAAGAATCCTTATGTGTTTTATCCATATACTATTGAGACTTATGAGAGACCAGATCAGTTCGCTAACAGATACTATGACGATTCATTTTATAGTTGGCTCTTATACCTATCTAATAGCGTCGTAGATCCATACTATGAGTGGTATCTGCAAGAAGAAGAGTTGAGTGAGCTAATTCAAAAGAAATACGGTTCATATGAATTAGCTCAAGTTAAGGTAAAATATTATAAAAATAATTGGTTCAGCGCAAATGCTATATCTATTAGTGAATACGATGCCCTACCACCAACCCTATTTAAGTATTGGGAACCACAGTACGGCACTATGAACAACGTCATAGGTTATCAGAGAAAAAAAGATGATACTGAAATAAACACTAATAACATAGTCGCCTATCCAGTAAGTAATACAGACTTTATGACGGATGAGATAGTGAATGTCTATTATGACGCAAATACTTCTGGTCGTGGACAGGTACTATTTGCTAATAACGGATACGTCTATATTCAGCATACTTCTGGATTCGTGGTAGGTAATAAGCTATCGATATCGGCAAATATTGCTGGATTTGATCCTGCCACCGCTACGATATTTTTAGCTAATTCTGACTTAAAGTTCGATATAAATGAAAGAATATACTACGAAGTTCCAACTGGTAATACAGCCTTATCAGCGCTGACTGCTAATTCATACTACTACGTCGTCGCGGCTAATAGTATTGGATTTAGTTTATCTTTATCTTCCGGTGGTCCAAAAATCGGTCTCAATGATATAAGAACTAACAGTCCAGCAGAGGTACACCACTTTATTCCGCCGTATGTCAAGTCTAATCTAGAAGGTTATGCGTATATCACCAGTAATAGTTATATATATGGAACGGAGAGTGGAGTAAATAATGCGATATACTCTTCTTCATTCTATGCGCAGAATCTACTGCCGGAAGAAGTTACATACTTTTCTCCAGTAACATACTATGATTATGAATATGAGAAGAATGAAGGAAATAAGACTATTAATGTAGTAGACAGTACTTACTCGAGACAGATAGCGTTAAATATAAAGAACTTGTTGAAATAATATGGCATCACCAGGCGATATAGATCTAGATACTCTATCAATCAATTCATCGCGAGGTAATATAGACCTAGCGAGTGATAAAAAACTAGTAGTGCTTGGTATGAATGTCTACGAGAGCGCCATCGATCATCATACGTATGCAGACGTGACTGTGTTTGATTCTAATGACGTACTAGGAAAGAATAAATTTGCCGGTGATGAGACTGTAGATATTAGCTTTAAGGGGGCGGGACAGAACACTGCTACGTTTAAATTTGCGATGCTACAGAACGCTGAGATGAAACATACCGGCGCCATGAAGGGCAAGACCTATCAGCTTCGCATGTGCTCACCTGAACTACTCAAGTCTCAAAACAAAGTAATTAACAAGAGCTATCACGATCAGACTTCTAATATAGTAAAAGACGTAGTTGAAAATTATTGGGAATCAGAGAAAAAAGTAGAGATCGGTCAAGAGACTAAAGCCAAGCAGAGAATACTTGGTAACAGTATGCACCCGCACAAATTCATCGATCATTTAAAGGACAGACACGTTTCTCAGAACTATGAAGAGGATGGATCTGCATTTTCTCTGTTTGAGACTAGAAACAGCTCAGGCGATCAGGTTATTAAGTTTACTACGTTTAAGAAGATGATGGACGACGACGCCGGTATAGAATTTTCACAGGACGGAACTGCCGGCAGTAAGACGTCAGAGGGTCCAGATGAAAAAAATATATTAAATCTTCACATTCCTTCTTCTTTCTTGACTCCATATCGCTGGAACGCTCCTACTGCAAAGAGCTCTTATAATCTTGCTTCAGGTAAACAACAGAAAGAAGATAAAGAGTTTAAAGATCCTAAAATGCCTACATCTGAGTCACCTATTTCTGGTCAAGAAAAGCAAAAGATCAATAAGCCGTCGAAGGAACAGAAGCCAATAAGACATGTGGTCATATCACCTGAAAACGACAAAGACCAGACGTATATCAGTCAGACAAAATCTTATAAATCAGCAGTAGTTGCAAGATTAGGAAATGACGTCGGTTGGATGGAAGTGTACGGTAATCCAGACGTTAGAGTAGGAACTACAATCAAACTTAAAATACCAAACAAATCTTCTGATAACGCCGGCGGACAAGAAGAAACACAGATAACCGCAAAGGTACTAGTGATTAGAGTCAAGCACTCAATGAAGCCTGCTGGACAATCGCCTAGATATACTACGATTGTTGAATTTATTAAAGCTGGTTTTGATCAAGGAGTAGGTTCGTAATGGATAAGTTTATTGGTGAAGTAAGAAATCTAAAAGATCCATGGGAATCTGGTAGAGTCCAGATTAGAATATACGGCTACCATGACGATGAGCAGAATATCAAAGACGAAGATCTTACATGGGCCATGGTATTATTACCTATCACTTCAGCATCGACTAATAGAATTGGTACGTCACCGACCGGACTTCTTGTTGGTTCTAGAGTCATGGGATATTTCTTAGACGATGCCCACCAGTATCCTGTAATCATGGGTTCTTTTCCAAGAGCTGGTAAACAGAAGAGTGAAGATGATAATACAAAAGGAAAAGACGATATCGATGAATCGTATTCAGACGTTCCTCTAGCCGCTATTGGTTCTGCAAGTAGAACTACTAAGACTACTTTTAAAAATCCAGGTTCTAAGAAAACAAATGTAGTCACTAAAGTTGGCTATAATTATGACGTATCTAAAAATGAAAAGCCAAAATATAATAAATTAGATCCTGCAGAGAAACAGGGTGAAGATGGTCTAAAGACAGCGAGAGATAAATTTGCTAAGACTAAAGATAAACCAACTGTCGGCTCTATCGATAAGACAAAAAACAGTGGAATACTCGATAAGATTTTAGGAATCGACTCTCAGAATGAAGCCGGTGCTTTAATGATGGCTCCACAGATGTTCCAGAAAATACTATCAGTCGGTAGCATGAATGGAATAGGTGGTATCAACGGTCTAGCCGGCAGCGTTATGGGTGGGTCGCTCTCAGGTATAGCTGGTAATATAGGCATTGGTAACGTGCTAGGTTCTTTGAGTGGAATGCTTGGTGTTGATCTTTCGATGCTATCTGGCATGACTGGTATGCTTGGTGGTATGGGAGGTGGAGGAGGTGGAGGTAATGGCGGTGGCAGCGGCATTGGTGGTGCTCCTGGCGGTGGAAATGGTCCATACTACGCCGATCAAGTTCCAACGACTCCAAACGACATCGCTGTAACAGCCGCCGAACTATTAAATCAGCTTGGTGGTTATTCTACACCAACAAATACTATTGCCGGCATGTCAGTTGCTGATAAAGAAGCTTTGTATTTGAGTATGATAGAGTTAATGAACAACGTCGGTGCTGATCTTAATACAAATACCTATATAACAATCTCTCAGAGTAGCGAAGTAGACATCAATAGATACAATACCAGCGGCGGAGTTGACACTACGGTAGTTTCGCAGACACCATTAACGCAGGTTAGTGAGATAATTCTTCCTGGTGGATACGTGTCTGACATATCACTAATACCAGACGGTTATATTCAAGTATTTTATTTTATAGAAACAGATCCGTATCCTGGTTATATGGAATGGGAAGGACCAAACGGTGAAAGACTGTTCTGTCCTCGTCCAGCAAACAGACCATACACCGCGACGCCGACAGAAGATGCTATCAACGCCGGCATATATGAAATTATAAATGATCTATTAGCTCTTATCAAAGCGGGCAAACTGACTATCGCTGAGCATACGACCATCACACAGAGAGCGAGAGATACCGCTTCTGCTCAAGGTAACGAGAATACTCAAGGTAAGGGTTCAAACGGTAATAACAATATGATTCAACAGCTGCTTGGAATGTTGGGTCAGTTGATTGGTATGCTGCAGTCAGACCAACTACCAATGTCTGTATTAGATCAAGGAAAGATTCAAAAGAAACTACAGGACTATCAAAAGAAAAACGCAGACGTCAACAAGAAGAAGCAGTTTGCAAAACAGGCAGTTCAGCAGAAGAATGACATGCAAAATCTAATGGGAAGTGGTCTACTTGGATTTGGTAATATGGGTGGAGGAAGTGGTGGAGGTGGAGGTAGTGGTGGCGGAGGTAGTGGATCACCTACCGGTACCAGCACGCCAAATACTTCAATATTAACTTATATCACTAAAACTGGTAATACAGTTTCTAACGTGAGCACCATTCCTAACTCTAATACTGCTAATGTGGTGACGTTCGGTTACTTCTCAATTTATGCGAGCAACAACTAATGGCTAATGATCCAAAGAATAAGAAAGTACCAGAAAGCGATGCTGTATGGGAATATCCATGGAATCAAGTGGTTCACACTCTTGGCGGACATGAGATATTCTGGAACAGCACGCCTGATCAAGAGTCTTCAAGAGTAAGACATCCAAGTGGTTCGTACACTGAACATACAAAGGATGGTCATAAAGTAGAACTAACAGCAAATCAGAAAAATACACTAACTTCAAATGGTGAGACAAGAGTAACTGAAGGTGCTATGGATCAAATGATTCTTGGTGGCCTTAGACATATTAATCTTGGTGGATTTCAAGGAGAGATAGCAAAAGACTTCTCTAGAGCAATCTATGGACAAGTACTAAACGTCGCTAAGAACGTGCTAACGACCTACACAGACAACGAACACCACGAGCTAAGTGCCCAGGGTAAGGTTTCGTCTCACAACGACGGTTATCGATACAACAACACAAAAGAAGCTATCGTGGACATGACTACTGATCTTCGCATCATGAGTCAACAGTCTGAATTTATGTCATACACCGGCGGAAACTCTGATCACTACACAAAGAAAAAAGGTAGAATTTACGTCGAACAAGACTTCAAAGTACAGACGAACGCTGCCCTAAATATATTATCTCAGTCTGATATGACACAGACTTCGAACGCTAAATATACTTTGACGTCATCAGATACTATGGAAGTAACAGGTAATTCTGACGTTACTATTACCGGAAAACAGAGCATTACTATAACTTCTGATCAAAATATTCAAATTAAAGTGGGTTCTTCTAAGATAACAATTTCTACTTCTGGTATTACTATTGACGCTGGTTCTGGAACAGTTGATATTAAGGGTCATCCAGTCAAGATCAACGGTGGCGGTATGTCTTCACCACCTGTCACTTATCCATAAGGATCAAAATGGTAACAAGAGCTGATACATTAACAGAAACTTCAAAGAAAAAAGAATATTATTCGGACTTCTTAAATTCTTTCTTTCCTCTACCAAACGGTGGAGATATAGCAAAGACAATAAATGAAAACGCTGTTAAACAATCTGTAAAGAATCTAGTGTTGACCAACGTTGGTGATAGATTCTTT